ATGGAACTAACCATTTGTCGAATCATGCCGAACGGGGAAGAATACAACCGCAAAATGTTCAGCAATAAAAATGAGAACGACGATTACACCGTACTCCTATTTGTCGATACTATTACCAGTATGACACCTGGCGTTACTTGGACTTACCGGAGCGAGTATGACATGAACGCCGAACGGCGGGACGAAAATGGAGTAACTCGCTATGTGGTGAGCTTTAATCGACCGGCCCCGGACGGAATTATCAAGCGGGTATTCGACAATTTTACCCCTACATTTCCGGGGCATGTATGCGATGATTGCGGCCGGATATACAAATGCGATATGGACACAAAGGGAAAGTGTCTAAGTTATTGCTATAAGCGCACATGCAAGACATGTCTAGATGAATGGATCGAAAAGCAGCGCTTTACATGCCTTACATGTGGAAAATCCACTATTAGTGTTGGCGTTATCGTTTTTCTCGTAATAAATGCTGCTCTTGCTGGTCCTTCTAGTCATAAAATGTGCATTGATTGCGCTAGGGGAACGGCTAACCAAATGAGCGAGGAAACCATAGACTACTATCTAAATATTCGACGCAATGCGAATTTAGGCGGTGCGAATTGACCTATGGAAATTGTATTCATCTTTTGTTGTAACTACTTAATCAACCTGATATTTGAATAGTAGATTGCTAGCGCGGGTGAGCCATTTCAGGCCGCCCGCGCTAGTTGTGCGCCCGGGGATAGTTGGCACGGCACGGAATGGTCGACCTACAGCGGTCCTGGCGCTTCGCAAGCGGGGCCTGCCTTACGGTAGAGTCCCGCTAATTGCGTGCGGGGCAGGTGTACCTGGTCCCGCTAGAATCGCTGTAGGTCTAAGTATACTCACGCCTCCGTGGTTATGTGCCCAAATAGGGGATAGAGTCCTCAGAATCGATTCTAGGCGTCTTAAAATACGTTTCCGCAGTTCGGGAGTGTAGATTCAAGCCCAACTTCCGTATCATAGTTCTCGTTGAAAGTCAATAGATTGAAACGTGCGATATATCACTATGTGAGGCACGGCATATTTCGCGGTAAATTACTCTTTGTAATTTGACAGTGACTTTTACAGATTCCTCGCGCGCGAAGTTGCCGGTAGTCACGCTGTCACGTCGAAATTTTTGAAGCACCGAGCATGATATGGCAGTAACTCGACGTGGAAGTAGTTGCCGTGCGATACACGAAAGTGGGGAAAAACACATAGTTGGTTCTGTGGGTCCGGCTGGTTCCGGCCGTGGCCGTATCAGGCTGGGCGTTTGTTGACACTAGTGTCAACACGGCGGCGGAAACGACGGATGGTTTGCACTGCAAACTGCGGATTCCTAGACGGTTTCGTATCGACGCGCTAGCGCGTCCAGGTCTAAGTTGCTAGTCTCGTTGCATTGATGCAAGTCGGAGGAGACGACACTATGACTCATACTAATTACCGAGCCATGATTGACGATGCAGGATATCGAGTCCACCCCGGAGCGGACGAGTGGCCAATGATGCCGCCGGAGGAGATTGAGGATCTTGCCGCATCGATTAAGACGAGCGGGCAACGCCACGACATCAAGCAAACCTCGGCAGGTTTGATTGTGGATGGCCGTAATCGTTTGGCGGCCTGTATTGCAGCAGGGGTAGAGCCACGAATCGTGACCATTGATGAGAGTGAAGACATTGCCGAGCTGATTTTGGATGAGAACAATCGCCGCCGCCACCAGTCGCATGGAGCGCGGGTGATGTCAGCGGTTTTGACACAGATCCATGCTAACGACGGATCGAAACTCTCGGCGGCCCAGCGGTCGGACGTCATGGAAAAAATGAAGGCCAACAAAGGCGACATAGCAATGGCGGTTCGGATTGCGATGTCAGATGATGCGACGCTCATTGAGGATGTCCGGTCAGGGCAGATATCGCTGCGAGATGGGTATGACCGTGCGCGAGGCATCGATAGTAGAGCCGCCCGGAAGCAAAAGCAGAAGGAAAAAGTCGAGGCCGCGATCAACGCTAAGATCGGTGAACTGAAGGTCGGCGGAGCACCAGACAATGTGGATTCGACACGGGCCACTGGTGATGACAGCAAAAGTGGACCGGTGACCGTTGATTCGTTTGTGGAGTCGACACCACGGCAACAGCGCGGTACCGCAGCCGAGCCACCGCGCACGCCTACTATGGACACGTTGAGCTGGGCGGTGGCACAGACTGCGATTTTCAAACGCCTAACCGTCGACGATCAATCGGTGGACGATCTATCCTCCGAGCAGGCACAGAGGTTCCACGACGAAGTGCGCGACAACCTGCGTGCTGTCAACGAATGGGGCGATGACGTCCTCACGCGACTGTCGCAGCGGGCACAGTCCACCACGACAGAAAAAACGACGGCGGCGAAGCCAACACAGAAGAAGGTTGCTCCTAAGAAGTCCACACGCAAATCACCACAACCACGAGCGGCCAAGAAGACGGCTAAAGCGGCCAAGAAGTCAGGAACCAAGGCCACCAAGAAGACAGCAACTAAGTCGACTAAGTCCAGCTAGCGAATCTCCAGGAACAACCGGGGTGCCAGATCACCCCGGTTTTCTGCTGTCCACATATTGCACTTAGACCTCAACATCAGTAACATAGGATTTCTCACGGAAGGGGGTATGATGGGTCGGCCAGAACGCCAACGTGGTCACGCACCAGGCAAATCCGAACTCCAATACCTGCGTAACGTACTACACCTGAGCTATGCCGATATAGCCGATCGCTATGGTATCTCCGTGAGCGGTGTGAAAGCGGCTGCACGGCGGTACGGACTCACGCGCGATAACGTCAGCACCACTCAGCACCTGCCGTGGACGATCGAACGGGACCATCAGGATGCGTACCCACTGCGCCGGTTGCGTATCCATTTTAGAATCGAGGCAGGCGAGGCAGTGCCTGACGACGAGATTAATAAATATGTACACTGGGTGGCTCGTCTCAGGGCGCGTGACCACGTCGTTGACTATGACCCCGAGGTCAGCCCCAACGATCTCAGCTCAGTCGGCGGGTTCTATTCGCGCCCTCGTCGTGACAGTGATGGGCCTGAGGGCACTATTATTGCTCACCCCGATGCCGATTAGATCTGAACGCGAGATCCCTCTCGCTCACCACATCGATATGACCGTTTGTAATAACTGGGGGAGGACCCAGACGAAATAGGTGATTATCAGTGAATCTCTCCACCGAATGTACCCCCGATACCCCTCCAAGTGTGGATGTGACCCGTTACGGCACGCTCATCGTGGCGACCAGCCCCACTCCGTTCGATTTCTCCGCAGAACGGTACCGGCTGATCGATCACCAGGCCATCACGAGCACCAGTGGGCACGTCATACACGTGCTGTATTTGAGGGAGAAGTAACGTGGCTTACCGATCATTGTCTCAACTAGAACAATTTGCTCAATGCTCATGGGCGTATAAGCTCGCTCGTATCGATAAAGTCCCGCAACGTCAAGCGGCCTGGTTTGGCCATGGGATAGCCGTCCACACTGGATGTGAGCACCACGAACGATCGGGGCGCTCCGACAGCGGTGTCGACATCGCTGTGGCCGAATATGATCAGCATATCGCGGCAGCGCGTGACGCCGAACCGCAGCTGCATCGATGGATGCGAGGCGGGCGACAAACCACCGAATCAGATATCGCTAAACGTCGCGATCTGGTAGCCGAACAGGTGGCATGGTACGAGCAATGGGCTCCACAGCAGGAGTGGGAGATATGGACGCTCCCAGACGGACAGCCGGCACTGGAGGTGCCCTTCAAGATTACGCTCGGAATCAACACCGTTGCGGGCGTGATTGACCAGATCCTCTACTGGCCCGAGCTCGACGTCCACTCCACCCGCGACCTTAAGACCGGGCGGAAGGTCAAGAGCAACCGTCAGAACGGCGTTTACCGTGTCGCGGTAGCCGAAACATTCGGCCTGGAAGCGACGTACGGGGACTACCTCATGCTTCGGGATGGACGGTCGGCCGGGATGGCTGACCTCTCCTACTACACGCGCGAAACGATAACGCAGCTGTTCAGCGCACTCAATGCGGGCATCGATAACGACGTCTACATCCCCAACCTGGGTGATCATTGTCGAGTCTGCACTGTCCAGACACACTGCGCCGAATACCAAGCACAACAACAAAAGTGAAAGGCAACACAGCAAACGTGTTCGAAAAAGTCTTGAAAATGTACTCAGACCTCGATACGGTAGTGTCCCAGTTACGTATAAGTAGGAACGTTGCTAGACAACCATACGTGTACGGCCAGAGGCCGCAATGACCTATTTTTTTCAGCGAGAGTGTACTTAGACCTAAAGTACACTGATTGGATGTATTCTGATGACAGACAACCACCCCATGGCAGACCGAACAGATACGTTGCATCGAGCGGATCGCGTGCTCATGGAACTCGACGCGTTTTTCCTGCAAATGATCGATGGGTACGAGCCGTCGACATATGAGCCCTACATCCATTTGGGGCAGGTGCAGTGGGCGGCCGAATCACTGCGCGCACTCGTTGCCACACAGGCGAACCTATAGGACGGTGGTGCTCACGTGCATCCACTATCACGAGCAGTGCAACATCGTGGTGAGGCGGGCCAAGCGCTACCCGGCGGGTGGTCGGGTCTGGAGGCGTTCGGCGCAAAACTTCGTGGCTCACAGGTGGTCGTCGTCGCCAGTGCTCCAGGAGGCGGTAAATCCGCGCTCATCACCAACTGGGTGGCGCGGATGCGCCCATGGGGCGTAGCCACACTGTACTTGTCGCCCGATACTGATGCGCCCACACTGGGACAACGCATCGCTGGCACGGTGACCGGCGAGTCCACTACCGACATTGAGGCGGCATTCGAAAACGGCCAGGAGGCACGCTATCTCGACGCGATCGATACGGCCATGGCCCACGTGGCATGGGATTTCCGCGCTAGCCCCACGCTCGGCGACATTGACGAATGCCTATGGTGCTACGCGCAGGTGCATGGCCATTGGCCACAACTCGTGGTCGTCGATGCTCTCAAAGACGTTGTGGCGGATGTGGACGACGACGGCAGCGGAGGCAGTATCCGTTTCGGCCGCGTTATTGAATACCTCCATCAAATCGCTCGCTACACACACGCGTGCGTTGTTGTACAACATCATTTGACCGGTCCATACGATGACGGACTGACCGCTCCACCATTGTCGGCACTGCTGGGCAAAATTGCAAAAACCCCACGATTGGTACTGACTCTGTCGTCTGACCCCAGCAGTCCCACCGGCCTGTCGGTGCATGTTGTGAAAAACACGAACGGGCCAGCCGACCCGACGGCCTCCGGCGCGGCCACTGTGGATCTCGATTGGGACCGCGAGTGTCAAATTATCACCGACGCCACAACGATCTCTGAGGAGGAACGCCGGTATGCCGACGAACAGATCGCAGTCGAGATGGGCTATTAAACCGATCCTCGACTATCTCGGGGTCGACTACGCCGACCACGACAGGTGGCAATCGGCGTGTTGCCCACTCCACGTAGAACGGCGGCCGTCATTTCGATTCAGCCTCTCGGCCAACCTGTACAAATGCCTGGCGGGGTGCGGCGGAGGCGACGCGATCCGACTGGTGAAGGAAGCAGAAGATGGACTTTCATGGGCTGGTGCCTACGCCAGATACCACGACATCACTGGAGACACGAACAACGCGTCATCACGCGGCACTGTGGGACAGCGACACCGCCGCCGCCTACCTTTCGGAGGCCCGAGGGATCACAGCCGAGACAGCCATTACCCACCGACTCGGCGTCGTTTCGGAAGCTGACCCGGCCGAACGACCCGTGTCCGGGTATTTGGCTCTGCCCTACATCACACCGAGTGAGTCAGTGGTGTCGATACGGTACCGGTGCATCCGCCCTTCCTGCACCCAGGACAACCAGGGGGAGTGGCGGGACACGGAGCACCACGAGGGCCACCCGAAATACTGGAGCCTGCCGGGAGACCGACAGCGTCCGTACAACACGGCCGCGCTGCTCAGTAACACTGACACGCTCGTGGTTTGTGAAGGTGAAATGGATACACTGACCGCTCTGCAATGCGGATTGACCGCCGTTGGCCTACCCGGCGCTCAGGCATGGCAGCGGCCGTTGCGTCTGGCCATGCAAGGCATCCGGCGGGTAGTGATCCTGGCCGACGACGACGCGGCGGGTCACCAATTCGCCGGTGCCGTGGCGGCTGATGTGGACGGCGCGGAAGTCGTGCCGGTGACAGGCGGCGATGTCACCTCAGTTTGCACTGCAAACTCTCGGGAGAGGATTAGGGAGTTGGTGTATGGCACGCACTAGAAAATGCCATCGGTGCAAAAAACGCAAACGCCTCGCCTCATTCGTCTCGGCTCGTGGCCGGCTGTGTGCCACCTGCCGGCGATCGAGTCGACAGCGTGCGGCGCGCGCCGCCCACGACAGGCGAGTGACCAACACCTATGGGCTCCGGCCAGGCGAGTATGATCGCCTGTTGCTGGCACAGGGCGGTGTGTGCGCTATCTGTGGTGGTCAACGCCACTACCGGCTCGATGTGGACCATGACCACACCACTGGGCTGATCCGGGGACTGTGCTGCCGCAACTGTAACCGTGTTCTGTTGGCGCGCGGGATGCGTAACCGACCCGAGATTGGGCGGCACGCCGCCGACTATCTCGATAACCCGCCCGCCCTACGCGTCCTGGGCCAACGGTGGCACGCCGACCGACCCAAAGAAGGAAGATGACACATGGCCACCTCAGGCGACCATAATGTCCACCGTATCCGATACCTACGGTCCCGTGCCGTCGACGTCGATCATGATGCCACGGTGCTCATTGAGGCACTGGACAGTGACGATATCCGGCGGGCAGTCGAAATAGCCACCGGCATCATCACTGACCTCTACACCCTCATCGACCTCATGGACCACTGAAGGGAAGCCCCTTATTATCCACCCTATCTTTGAACGCCCCATACGAAACGGCACGATCGTCATTACCTCCGATCTGCAAATGCCATACGAGCACAACAAAATGCTCGCTGCGCACCTTAATTTCATCGCCCATCTCCAACCGGACGCAGTCATCAATATCGGTGACCTAGCCGATTTCCCGGCTCCCTCACGGTGGAACAAAGGCACACGTGGTGAGTTCGAAACCAACATTTGGACCGACGCCGACTATGTCCAAAAGAAATATTTCGGTCCATTGCGGCGCGTCTACGATGGACCAGTGGGAATGCACATTGGAAACCACGATGTGCGGCCCTTGACCTACGCGCAGAAGTACGCACCGGCCCTCGGGCACCCCACAGATAACCCTTACTACGCAGGCAACATGCTGGGCTTCGACCGATGGGGTGTTGATGATCTCGGCAATTTTCATGCGATCGCCCCCGACTGGCTCACCACCCATGGGCATCACGGCATGGCGCTACGCCAGGTGTCGGGGGCGACGGCCTTGGCGGCGGCGAAGAAACTCGGGCATTCGATCATCTGCGGCCACACGCACCGCATGGGTGTGGCGATGGAGACGACTGGTGCAGGGCGTAGCCGCCGAACGACGATGGGCGTGGAAGTCGGGCACATGATGCACCACGATCGAGCCGACTACCTGCGCATGGGCGATACCAACTACCGATATGCCAACTGGCAGCCGGGTTTTGTGGTCCTAGAAATCGTCGATTCGACCGTACAGCCGATCGTCGTGCCCATGAGACGCAACGGAACCTTTAACTATGCCGGTAAATTGTTTTCTGCCTAAAAGTGTACTTAGACCTGAATGGAGGCGGTGTGAATAATGGCGAGAAAACGTTGGCGCTGCTGCCGACGATCCGACGAATTGCACGCCGGTACGCACACGAGTACCCCGGTGTGGACGCCGACGACATACAGCAAACGCTGTGTGTGCATGTGATGGAAACGGGTGAACGTCTGGCCCTGGCTGGCGACGGTGGTCGTCCGGCGACCGTGTTGTCACGAGTGGCCGATAGTTATTGCGGTCGGCAGTTTAGCCACAACAATTACGTCAATGACCAATACAACTACCGGCCCAAAGATATCCGCGCGGCGTTGGATGCGGGCGTGTTGGTCGGTGCGATCGATGGCGTCCCGGTTCCCGACGATCCGGCCGTCCTACGGCCGCCACGGCATCGCCGCGCTGACGACAACCCCATGATCGGGTGGGACCGTACCGCCTATGTCATGGACATCCGTGAGGCGTTCCGCTCTCTACCCGACCGGCATCAACGCGTGTTGGTCGACCGATACATCCGCTGCACCCCTGAGTCTCGTACCGCCGCCGGTCACAAACGCGTCAGCATCGCCATCGGAGCGCTGACCAAACATGCCAACGGCCAACGACAGTCCAAACACTACAAAGTAAGGAGTAACGATGACCGATTCGACCGCACCTTGGGAAAAGCCCGACACACAGCCGAATGAAAGGAACGGAGACATGGAAAACGGAGTTGCTGTAGCCCACACCGGCCCCAGCCACAATCCTCCTGGCGATCTGGCGGAAGCGCCGATTTCTGCGACATTCAAGGAGGGCGCTGGGTTTGATGCGGCGCTGGTGACGCTCCGCGCGCACTCGGTCGACGCGTGGCTCGCGCTATTGGATGAGGCGACCAGTAAGGGTTTGTTCGAATCGAGCCGTCAGGCGGCGACACAGTTTCGTGGACGGGCCGCGTCGACCAGCACACAACGCAGTGCCGGGCCACCGCCATCAAAACCTAACCCCAACGGTGGTAGTCAACGGTCCACCACGAAAACGTGTAGCCACGGGACACTCGCCTACACCGAGTGGCAGGGGAAACACAATAACCGCACCTACCGAGCGTACAAGTGCCCGCTGAAAGTAGCGAATTGGCGCGACCCGGAGGCGTGCGATGCCATCGAGTGGGTCAATTAGCTACACGCAAGAGTGAACTTAGACCGTGGGGCCGGGTTGTGGCCTGGCCCCACGGGGTTTGCCCGCCAAACTTCCATCCCGGCAAAGGAGGGATCATGCGTCAATTGACACATGCCGTAGCAGGCCAAACGACCACCATCAACCTCGCAGAATCCGACGCCGACCTTCAGGTGTTCGATCAGTTCATCAACCAGCATCGCGTGCTCGCGTTCGACACCGAGACGACCGGGTTGGGCGTGTACGGGCCTCAGTTCCATATCCGGACCGCCCAGTTCGGCAACGGTACCGAGTCGTGGGTGCTGCCGGTCGAGACCTCGGCGGCCATGGCTCATGCTGCGTCCCAAGCACTCACGCGGCTGGACAAGATCATCATCCAGAACGCGAACTTTGACATCCAGGTAGCTGCCCGCTGCTGGGGGAGCGACTGGAACAGCCTGTGGACGCGGGCGATTGACACTAAGATTCTCGCCCACCTCGTGGACTCCCGGCGCGTCAAGCAAGGAGGGGCTGGCCACAGCCTCGAAGAGCTGACGGCCGCCTACATCGACAAGACCGTGGCCAGCGAGGTCAAGGGCTCGATGAAGACCATGGCCGACAACATGGGGTGCAACAAGGACGACATTTGGCACCTGGTCGACATCGACAACGAAACCTACCTGCGCTATGCCGGCATGGACCCGATCCTGACCTACCGACTCTGGCAGACGCTCCGAACGAAGATCCCGGCCGAGTCGACCGACCTCGTAGGGGTGGAACACCAGCTAGCGCGCATATGTGCCGAGATGGAACGCACTGGAATCCTCGTCGACAAGCGGTACACCCATCGTCTCTCGGCCCGCTACAAGAGGACCCAAACCCTCGCGATAAAGAAAGCCGCCGCCCTTGGGTGCGCGAACGTTAACGCCTCGGCCGACGTGATCGCCGCGTTGAGAAAGCACGGGTGGACCGAGTTCGCGACAACCGACAACGGTGAGGAATCGGCCGACAAACACGTCCTAGCCGCCGTCATGGCAGACGGAAGCGACGAAGCCAAACAGCTGGCGAAGGCTGTGACGGACGGGAAGAGAGCGGCGAAGTGGCGCACGACCTATACCGAACCGTTCCTCGCTCGCCGCGATTCCAAGGGCCGCATCCACCCCGACATCCGACCCCTGGCGGCCCGAACCGGACGCATGAGTGTCCGCACTCCCGCTGTCCAGACATTGCCCTCTGACTCCCAAGACATACGATCCTGCCTCGTGGCGGAACCTGGCCACGTTATAGTATCTGTCGACTACCAGGCCGTTGAAATGCGTGTGATCGCCGCACTCGCCCGGGAGACGCGGATGCTGGACGCTATCGAAGCCGGCGAGGACCTCCACGGGTTCACAGCATCGCTTGTGTTCGGAGACGGCTACACCGACAAACAGCGCAAACTCATGAAATCGGTCGGGTTCGGCAAGCTCTATGGAGGTGGAGCCAAGACACTGTCTAAACAGGCTGGCATCACCCTTGAAGAGGCACAGCGCGCCTGCGACGCCTACGACGAGGCGTACCCCAAGATCGCCGCCTACTCAAAACGTCTCGTTGACCAGGCACGGAGGCGCGGGTACGTTATCAACCCGTTCGGCCGCAAGCTATTCGTCGATCAAAGTAGAGCCTACGCGGCGGTGAACTTCATGATCCAGTCGACCGCCCGCGACCTGTTCACCCAGTCGCTCATTCGGCTGGACCGCGTCGGCTACACGCCTTATCTGCGCCTACCGGTGCATGACGAAGTCCTCGCTTCGGTGCCCGAGGCGGCGGCTGTGAAGGCCGCGGCCCACATTGCAGAAGTCATGGCAGACGTGTTCGAATCCGTTCCTATCGCCACCGACGCTGAGATAGGCGAACAGTCCTGGGGCTCGATCTACCCCGCCGACGAGAAATTCTCCGACTATGCCCACGAGATGGAAGAGATGGTGGAAATAGCATGACAAAGTACCTCCTGTTCGTCGACCGGACCGCCCGCAGCCGCGCCGTCGTTCCTCTCGTCACCGAATTCCTCGGCGACAGAGTCACTGTGATCGACCAGAACGATGAACCCTTCACCGCGCAATCCCACGGCGTCCTTGGCACACCAGTGCTCGTGCAACCCAACGGCCAACACCTCGCCTCGGCCGACATGATCCGAGCCTGGATGGAACTGCATCAGACTGAATTGGAAACTAAGGAGGTCACCTAATGCTGATTGGACTGACCGGCTATGCCCGCACCGGAAAAACCACTGTAGCCGACATACTCGTGCGCGACTACGGCTATGAACACCGGGCGTTTGCCTCCAAACTCAAACAGATCCTGCGGGAAATGAACCCGACTATTGGCTACCACAACCTGGACGAACTGCTCTCGGATGGAGAAGAGCACGTCAAACGCTACCCCGAGTACCGCAGGTACCTCCAACGCCTCGGCCATGCCTGCCGGCGACACCTCGGCGCAACAGTGTGGATCGATGCGCTGGTTCGCGACTGGAACCCATCCGCCGACACCGTGATTTCGGATGTGCGGTACCTCAATGAGGCTGACGCGATCCGCCAGCGCGGTGGCTTTATCGTCCGGGTCACGCGAGAGGGCGTTGGGCCGGCCAATAGCCATGACTCCGAAACGGAGCTAGCGGAGATTGACCACGATTTCGAGCTGGGGAATAACAGCGACGCGAGTGGCATAGCGCAGGACGTAGTGGGCATGTTGGCGGTACTGAAGTCTCGGAGGTGGCGTTGATGGTTGATCCAAATACGATACTGAGACGGCTGATTGATGCGGAAATTAAACGCCTGGACACGGAAGCCGAACACATGGCAAGCGACAGCGATCGCGATCAGCGGCGACGTAGCGAACGTCTTGGATCGTATGAGGCGTACTACCGGGTGTTGGGTTTCATCGATATTCGTAGCGACGCAGAGGAGCGGACGACATGATAGTCCAGATGGCTCACAATTGGTTGATATGGTTCCGCCACCGATCTGACGATCCGGCTCGACCGGGGCGGGATGTGCGGGTGCGCCACCACTATGGTCGGGAACCGGTTGCTATGGCAGTTCATGCTGCTGGTGGTCTGCGTCCAACTTAGAATCTGAGGTGTAGAAAGTAGCGGCCCTAGGGTGTCGGTCCTAGGGCCGCCGCCCGCCGAAACGGCGGGCACCAGCCGAGTGCCACGATCGGCCGGCGTCTATAATGGCCCGATCAGTTGGCCTGACCGAGCCACCGCCCATCCCTGATAACCAAATCGGCCCTGGGGACGTCAGGGACGGGTGATCGTGGTGGGCACCTGTAACCGGCGTTTGTCAATGTCGTCACGGTTGAATCGCGGTTTGGCTTGTTGCCAATGCTCGGGGTGTTGCTCTGGAATGCAGTCGTATTTGCACCAGTCGATGTAGAGTTGGAAGTACTGTGAGCATGTCTGACAGTATTGTCGTTTATAACGTGCAGAGTTCATGAGACAGGCCCATTCCATTATTGCCTTAAGCTGCTATTTTGGTATTGCAGGTGAGGTGGCCCGGGAGAACGCGCGTGACCGGGCCACCCCGTGCCCGCCCTGTGACTGCAATGCCCGTGGGAAGGAACTGGGCTAGGCGGGCTATGGTGGGACGGCTCCAACCCTCCCACCGATTCCTAATTGAACAAACGACGCTCAATTAGAAAACTTCTCATCTGTCAACACTTCGGCAGGAGCTTGTTCCCATCATGAGCACGCAGATGCGGCGCAGGTCCGTCAGACGGGTAATCCACCGCATCATAGATACGTGCCATATGCGCCTCTCTCACCAGAGATTTTGCCTCGTCCAGCGGAACCCAACGGACCTCGCTTGACTCTGGCGAGGTCGTGGGTTTACCTGCGATATAGCCACATTTGAAAATCAGGGTTACCGGCATCATCGGATGCCCATAGAATTCCTTGTGAACTCCGGCGAGCGCTACCGGTTTGACGTCGATGCCGGTTTCCTCCTTCACCTCACGGGCGACACCGGTTTCGGGGTCGTCTTCAAACTCCAAGATGCCGGCCGGAGGCTCCCATAGATCGTTGTCGGCACGGCGGATGAGCAATACTTGGTTGTTGTGCCATACGATCCCTACAGTCGCCACACTGTGCAACGGATGTGGATAGTTTGTATAGTCTGTCGTCATGCGAGGTCCTTTCGTATCTGTCGTGTTTTGCGCACGGTAGTCGTAAAGTGGTGAATGAATGATGGGAGGTCGTGTCGGGGTTTCCAGCCGAGACTGCGGACTTTGCGGTTGTCGGCGCGGCCATGGGCTCTTTCTCCCCGTTGGGGTGGGATGAGCCCGTACGGAGCTTCGAACATTTGGGCTACATCGTGCATCGAGTGTTCTTTTCCTGTCCCGATGAGATAGTCGTCTCCAGATCCATGCGTGGCGCAGTCGACGATCCCGGCGATAGTGTCATCAATGTGTGTGAAATCCCTGGTCTGCGTGCCCGGCGCAACGACGGTCAACGGCAACCCCCGACGATACTGTTCCATAAAACGACCGATCACGCCTGCATACCGACCGGTGCTCAGCAATCGTGGCCCGTAGACGTTGTGGAAGTAGCAGATAACGTATTCTAGGCCGTACCAATCGCCCCAGTTTCGAATCAACTCGCAGTTGGCTGCTTTGGACGCAGAATATGGATTGAGCCGGCGGTCGTCACCCTGGTTGCCAAAAATGGACGATGAACCGGAATACATGAGCTTTGATCCATGTTTCCTAGCGAATTGCAGAATTTCATGGGTGCCAATGGTGTTGTAATCCCAGATCAGGTGCTCGTCATCGAACGCGGTTGGAATACGGCTGTACTCGCCCAAGTGGAAGATAATATCGGGGGACGACGCTTGGAGAACTCCCCAGATTTTGGAAAGGTTCTTAGTATGGCCCCGTAGGTAATGGACATTGGGAGACGGGACATGCCGAGTTGATCGGCCGAGGAAGTAGTTGTCGAGACTCGTGATGCTCGCACCAGGGAAACGGTGGGCCAAGGTGTAGATTAGATGTGACCCGATGTACCCCGCCCCGCCTGTGACCAGGATGTTTTTGTAAGACATCTCAGCTCTTTACCTCCACCACTGATCCGGAGTGACGTCCTGGACGTTGTCTAGAACGTGACGCCTGAGCCCGGCTCCCAGCACCTTGGATGCGCCGTGCCATTCCACGGGGCCGTCGGGTGCTCGGGCAATAGAGACGACCGGGTCATTGGTCGCTGTATCGTAAACATGGACGGTATCGCCGTTGAGTTGTGCGAACCAATTGCCGATGGGGACCCGATGCCGTGAGGACCCATCGTTTCTATAGGAGACATGGTTTGATTCCTCGTTGATGCCGTTCGTGTCTAGCCGTTGTCTGATCATGTCGCTCATACACCCCCTTAACGCTGAGTGGCCCGATACCGGTTGACGAGTACCCGCGTTTCGCGCCGGATCACCGAACGTGTATACGATTGGGAAGTAGTTTCCCAGCTCCATGTTTCCTCCGGCGTGTCGGAGAATGGTCGTGAAATCATCAGTTCGCACGACGATGTGCCGAGATCATGAACGCGATCCACCAGCACAGTGTCAGGCTGCCGAGAAAGCTGAACCTCATATTTGTCATTAACGATACGAAAGTCGCCAAGAACTATCGGTTCATCATTAGACAGTCGCTTTTGGTTGGTCGAGCCAATACGTAGTCGTCGTCTGAGCGCCTTGAGCGCCTGGGTTTTCATCCGCAGTTCCTTACATTCGATTCATATTTGAGCTATCAGCTGTGGCGCAGGTTTCCTCCTAACAGACCGTGCTTGCCTTGCGCCATGAATCGAATGTAAGGACTTTGAGCTGGGGGGACAATAGTGTCGGGTTCCCGCCTTGATTGCACCGCACGATATCGTAAGCTAGACCTACCACAATTAAAACGAGCCAATTCAATAGGTGGTGATGCCATTGGCTGACTCTAGACTAGTAAGGTCCTTGTTGGCCTGGGAGTTCGAGGAAATGCGCAATGTTGCTCGGCTATCCCGTGCTGAAGCGGCGCGTGATATTGGTGTCAGTAGCGGTGAAACTGTTCGGAAATGGGAGACGGGGGAGAACCAACCGCACCAGCACTCGTTGACTACTATCTTTGATACATATAGAGCTCCTGATAGTACACGGCACTATGTACGGATGCTTTATAACCATCGTGATGATGGAGACTTGTCAACGAGTAAATTTGAGATTCGCCCCTTGCTTCGGGCAGCGTCTAGCTATCAGTCAGTCCTGACATATGATCCACAATTTGTTGTTGGGTTCCTTCAGCTAGAGGAGTACCACTTCAGTCCGGAGATGCAGGACGAACGTTATGACGATGCCACGTATCAAGATGCGTGGCAGATGAAAGCCAGCCGATATAAGGAGATTGTGCGCCGGGGCAACAATATTCAGGTTGTAGCCGTGCTTGGCGAAGCTGCCATGATTTCTTTGAGCCGCATGGCGTGTCGTGATCTACAGTTGTCACGACTCAAAGAAGCGCAGTCACGGGGGTGGGATATTAGAGTTGTTCCCATACCCCACCCGTACATGTTTATGGGCTATGAGATCTTTCTTCCTGCGGAAGAGGACACGGCACCACCGTTCGTATACTCCGAGCCAGATGGGTCAACGTATAAAGAACACCCGGACGAGGTTGCGGACAAACTTGACATGTTTAATCGAGTATCCAGACTAGCTAAACCGTTGGAGGAGTACCTGAATGCTAAATAG